GAACTGCAGGCGGAACTCGCAACCCTCGAATCGACAACCGTGTCGAACCTCTGGAAACAAGATCTTGACTCTTTGTAGAGATGGACATTGATGAAATAATTAACAGTTTTGTACCAGTGGGTTCATTACCCAGTCAGATACTAACACGCCTGCGAGAAATTTCTCGTACCTTGATTGAACGCGCCGGTGTGAGATACAGTGATGTGATTTCAAAACTTGAATCTAGTCCACCGACTTATATTCAATACACATCAATCGATCAGGTTGCTGAACTGTTTGAAAATGCATTGACACAATCAATAAGTTCATCTCAGGGTTCATCTCAGGGTTCATCTCAGGGTTCATCTCAGGGTTCCTTGTATTATTCGCTTTTACAGGTTCGAAACTTGACTCAAAATACATTATTGAACCCCAAACCTGATCCAAATATGTCAGACGAACAGATTCTTATGTATTTTAAGAGTTCTTTTAATATCATTGTACGAAACTCAGCTATACAGTCCCAAATAGTGAATTTACAGACTGCTCAAACCAAGGAGGATTTTCTCAGGTTGCTCCCAGCACTTCGTGACGCAATTGATGTCATCATTCCACCTGTTCATTCACCAACATCATTAAACGACATTCTTTCTGAACTTCGTCGATTTCAAAGCTTAACAAATTCCATCGATCAGCAGATTTTATTTGTCGCTTATTTGCCTATGATTTCTTATTTTTTGGACGTAGATTCGCTTAGAGATGCACTTGGAACACCCCAACAAAGTGCATATATAAACGCATTTGTGCTAGATTTTGCAAATAAACTCACCGATCTTAAAACTCATGTTACTCTTTTATCACCACCATTACCACCGTTTGGGCGTACAGGTCTTACAACAGCTTATTTACAATATCGGTCTAGTTATAAAATCGCTAGAAATGACGTGGATCGTCTCAGAACACTTACAGCATACAGAAATTTCGTGAATAACATCATCGATGGACAATCACGACCGGTTGAACAGCTTCCGACGTCTGTGACTCTTACTGGATTTTACGCACCATCGATTGACCCAACGTCAAAAACCTTTATGGTTTATATTAGCGATGCAACGCCCGGGCTCGAGCTTGATCAAGGTATGATAATCACCGGATTGAATGGAATTAAAGGACGCGTTCTTGTCAAGTCATACACCTCAAATGTGTATGGTTCAGTTGTTATTAATCCCGGTCCGCCATCTATTTCATTCCCGTATGTGTCTGTTGTAACTGCTATTATAAAAGGAAAAGGTACCGTACCAATTGCACCAAGTTCTCTTCTTCAACTGACGTTCAAATATGAGTTGGAAATAGTGTCACGTGCACGTGTGTTTCGTGGTCCTGTCGATAATTCAAATACATTTTCAGTATACGTTGTGGCGCAATTTAGTGATCTGGAGCCAGAAAAAGACTGGACGATCGAAGGACTTACAGACCTGTCTAAACTTATCGTTGACGTTACTGGAACTATTACTATAAATAATGTAATTTACGAATCCGGTACATCAAATGTTGTTTCAGGAACATCCATAAAAACTCAAGACTATATTTATAAACTTGATGTTACATCAAGTGTGAATCAAACCTTACCTTTACCGGGTTCAGTTGTTACTGTAGAATTTTATTCACCAACTGCTGTTATTGAAAGCAAATACTATTCCTTGTATGACCCAAAAATTTTCGATCCAACAGACATAAAGGGTCAAGCTGGACAACTTCGTGATTTAAACTCAAATGTATCAACTACAGAAGGACCTGAAGTTTATCATACCGTTGTGGACCGTGGTTCGGGTATTGGTGCTCTTATTTCTATGGCTGCAATAGGTGCCCAAGAACCATACATGTTCGGGGGTAGTTCAAAATGGATCCCCGAAGTAAAACAACACACTGCATTTTCAATTACACAGCGCCTTTCTGTACCATTAGCAAATGTTGGTGGTTATCTTGGAAAAACTGTCCAGGTTGATTTGTTCCCAAGAGAGTGTGGTGACCTTTTGTCGAACATGTACCTCCAGTGTTCTTTGCCAGCTGGAACATACACAGAACTTACCGGTCGAGCAATAATTGATAAAGTGGAGTTTATGATTGACGGTGTAGTATATGAAAGTATTACAGACGATTGGTATGTAATTCATGATCAACTGTTTTTGGATGCCGATGAGAAACTCGGTATGTATCAAGCGGTAAGCAACGGAACACCAGAAGGTACAAACGTTGATGCGACCGGAACTCTCAACTTGATTGTACCACTTGAGTTGTTCTTCTGTGAACGATTCACACATGGTCAAAAACGTATCAAACCTTACTTTCCTTTATGCGCGGTTAAATTATCAACCGTGTCTGTTAGATTTACGTTTAATACACAACAATGGATTACATCAACAACTAATAAGATAGATTTGATTAATCCACGATTGCTCATTGAGGAAATACATGTATCTGCCAAGGAACGCATGTACTACCAATTAAGTACATTGACTTTCAAAGTTCCACGTGTATGGAAAGAATCTAGTCAGACATATTCAAATGGTTTGGCTCGACTTAATTTCACGGCTAAATTTCCAGTTGCCATGATGGTGTGGTTTGTCCGAAACAAATTATACGAGACACAAAACCAAAATTATTTCGACTCAAGATATTCATATGGATATACATCTGAATATATACAGAGTGCTACACCCGTGACATTCTTTAACGGCGTTTCATTAAGATATATTGATACTATTGATTATGCAACAATATACTTAAACAATACGAACGTTCTTTCAAATTTCCCTGGTGGTTTGTACTATACTTTTAAACAACCTTTAGATCACGGTCTTTCCGTCCCCACCAAAAGTTTATACATGTACTGTTTTAGTGAACGTCCTAGTATTTACAATTCGGGTGGCACACTCGATTTTAATCAACTCAATTCACAAACTTCTCACTTGGACATTAAATTTTTAGAGCAATACGCACCACAAATTGCATCAAACTTTTCTTTGAATTTGTTTTATTATGGTTACGTAACATTGAGTATACAGAATGGTGTATGTACGCTTTTGTAACTTAACCTTCTTGAAGCGTGTGCAGCGTCGTGACCGCGATGGATTTGCCACGGGTCACTATACACACGTGCATTATGTGTACAAGGACCAATTCCTTTTAACTATAATTGAACATAAGATATAATCACTATACCGGAAGCACCATCTCCTCCATATGGACCATATTCACCACACCCACCCCCACCACCACCTGTGTTTGGAGATGCCGAAACACCTGCACTAAAAATTTCACCTCCGTCACCACCACCACCCGTGCCTCCTGTGCCTTTTGTACTACCGGAACCACCTCCACCTCCTGCATAATATGTAGGAGTTCCTGTAATTGAGTATTGTATTCCGATTCCTCCATCTCCTCCTTGTACACTATCACCATTGCCACCAATTCCACCCGCTCCGCCGCCGCCGCCACTATTTAGATTATAACCAATACCTCCGTTATTTCCTTGACCGGGTGTACCATATCCATAACCAGGAGGTGCGAGAATATCCCATCGAGACCCTCCACCACCTGAACCACCCGAACCACCCGGTAAAAACGCATCATATTCCGCACTTTGTCCTGTACCTCCTCCGCCACCAATTGCGGTTAAACTGATGGATCCTCCCACAATTGACGAATCTGTTCCTGCACCTCCAATTGACAAAGAAACTGATGAACCTACACCTCCGTCACCAACCTGTACAGTATAATTGTCTTGTGTAAAACTTTGTGATGCAATATAAATCAACCCTCCGGCTCCACCACCGCCTCCTATATTATAACCACCCCCTCCTCCTCCACCAACAATCATCAGCGAACAATTTATAGGACTGTATGTCGTAAATGTTCCAGATGTCGTAAATGTATGAACTCTATAAGTAATCGAACCAGCTGAATATGTCGTGATTGTCCCACCTATCGGATTCGTACCTGGAGGCGGTGGCGGAGGAGGCAGAGCCAGTTTTTCTATACTTAATATTTCAGTTCCACCTTCTTGAAGCGTGTACAGTGAAACACCGTTTCCTTTCGAGACGCTGAACAGGTTGTATGACAGTGCATATATTCTGACCGAACGAGCATATGCACTCGCGGTCAGTGTCAATGTGTGCAGTTGACGCGTGATGTTTGTCATGTTGATTTCACCAGACGGATCGTTCAGTTCAGGTTCGAGTGCAAATGAATACATATAGTACCGGCCGTTTGGGATGCGCGTATGGAACTGCAGACCTTGGATCACTCGAAGGTACTGAGCGGTTGCATAATCTGGAGTGATTCGATCAATCGTGTTGAGTGTCAACTGAAGATTGACAAGTTGGTCTGTTGTTCCATAGTCGTATACATTCGAGGCGGCATCACTTTGGATGACCCAGTAAAGTTCCTTGACGTCATTCACAAACGACGTCAAAAACTGGACAGACGATTGAGTGGCCAACGGAGGGACCCGAAACTGCATTCTTTGAAAACTTTCAGTCGTATAAATGAGTTCGTGGGACGTGAGATAATCGCGTTCGGCTTTGGTGACGTAGACGTACTCGACAAAGAGGTCCACCTGGATCGGTTTCGTGTACGGAAGTCCAGTGGTGAAGAATGTCGAAGGTTTGAAAACGACCCGAAACTTGGGCGCCTCGTCGAGCGCTATGAGCGGTAGACCTTTTTCCAAAATCGAAAAAGGCATCGGAATATGATACGAAGCGAGATTGCTCGTCGTCGAGGTCCCGACCATGTTTGTCAAAGCGGCCTGTTTTGCTTGCGGTACACGAGTATCACCGATCATGTACAGAGTTTCGCCGTAAATTCTTTCGATGAGTTGGTCCTTGTACGAGAGTTCTACCCGGTCGATCATGGCTGTACCGGCGCTCGGTTGGACGGTCGTCGGTGCGCCCGACGGCCACGTCACCCGAAGGTACATGGTCCGGGCAATATCGCCCGTCTTGGCGATCCACACGGTCATGTCATCCCCCCAGTGAATATCCATTGGAAATTGAAGTCGGATTGTCTGACGGGCAAATTGGGCTGGAGGTGTCATTCTACTTTAGAAAGCAGAATTAAAAAGAAGCCCACCAATCCCATTATTTCCCTGGAAAACATTGAACGACTTGGAGTACACGCGAACATTTGCGGTTGCTGTCGGCACGTTCACGAGTTGAATTTCGAGCATCGGTGATGCTATTCGTGACATGTTCAATGAGCCTGATGGTGCCACTGTTTCTGGGTCGAGTGCAAAGTTGACCACAGCCACATTACTGCTTACATATGTGTGACTTTCGAATGCCCGTATGGTCTTTGTCGTGACTTGGTCGTCGTCTATCAGCACTTCACCGTTCAATCGAAGGATGAGCCGGCGGATGACACACGGAGCGTCGACCGAAATCCACAGTTCCCGAACCGGATTGATGAACCGAAGTTGAAACTCGCTCGTTTGTGCACCCGGCTGAATCGTAAACGTTTCGACGTCCGTCTGTCCGTAGAGCATCTTGCCCGTCTTGGGAGGCGCGGTGTACTTTTCGTACTTGGTGATGATACTGGACGAACTAAGCACTTTCGACATTGTGACCGGATTGTACTGGATGAAATCTTGTTCAGTAAGCAAAAAGCCTCGTCCGTCAAGTTCTGTAATGTAAATATATCTCGACCCTGTAATAAATCGCATTCTGCGAACTGCGGCATTATAAGCAGTGCTTGATGTGGTTAAATCTGATCGGTGTGCCAGCAATGTGATTTGAGGACTGGAACCGTCCGACCCAGTGATAGCAAGAGTGTTATCGTCATTGATAAGGAAATTTATCCATTCCCATGAACTGCGACTATTGAAAGGTTTTGTCGTATCGTATTTGTGCCACAACGTTTTTCTTGAAAAGTCTGTTATTGGAAACAAAGGGTATTTAATCGCAGTACTTGTATGATAATATATATATTTTCCGTCAAAACCACAAGGAATACTAGCTTCGAAATCATTGGCCCGAATTACCGTATCACCAGTGTAAAATTCCCACGAGGCTTGTTGACTGATCGATTTCGTCGAATCATATCTTGAAAAGGTTCCGGTCGAACCACGTGAAGATGAAGATGCTGGATATAAATATCGGCCGTCTGATATCCATGGACCATCTGTAAAACGAACCGGATTGGGTGAAATAATCGAACCATTGACTTGTGTGTACGCGCTCGTACTCAAAAAACTTTGAGTATCCAGTTTAGCGACATAAGAACCAGCAGTTGGAAAATATATGTACTGACCGTCGAACGTCGCAAAGAAATAAAAAGCAGTGTTTGGGAGTGATAATGAGTTGTATGTAGAATAAACGTCTTTGTACGATGCGGGAAGTCCACCGGATGTCAGTGCGTACGTATAGGAACTTGCTAAATTAAAATCGGCCGTCGTGTCGTACCGCATCCACATCGCATTTTTATGAACATTGAGACCGGGTGTGTCACCGGGTGTCGCAACAGGATATGTTAATGTTCCGGTGACAAGAACATCCGATCCATCTTGATTCATCGAGGAAATTACTGCACTTGAAAATGCTCCCGCATAACTTGTCCAAAAATTTGCAAGAGCCGTTTGGTCCGATGCTGATAAAGGTGCCGTTTTGTTATAAAATCGGTACACAATTGTCCATATTTTTTGGGTTCCGTCAAGTGAACCACTGACCAAACTCGTATATGTCGACCCGATGATGAAGTAGTTCGCACGGTACTGAATGTAAGCATAGCGAGCATCTGTAATAACAGGACCAATTCCACCGTTAGCATCTCCGTTTGCCGGAAATGCGCTAAAAAAACTGTATGTACTAGTTGTCCATGGTGTCGTACTCGATGAAAGTATTGTCGAAATCAAAGCTTTTTTAAGATATCCACCAGTAGAACCATAGAGTGTTCCGCCGTTCGTAGTTATGAAGGCATCTGTACCACTCCCGGGCGTCCATTTATAAAATGTCCCGTCATCCTGATTATAAAATCTGAATGAATTGTTCAGTAAAGGACCCATGATAACATAATTTTTCCAGCCAATTGCCCACGTGGGATCAAAGTTTTGAGTTCCGTCAGCAGTTATCGCCTGTAAATTCGATGTGACATATGAAGCACCATCGAGAAAACCGTTTGACGTAATGACATTCGACGCAAGATTCTCAAACTTTTCGTACTCGATATCGACCCGGACGTCGTTCCGGTACAGTTCGCTCATGTTCAGAGTGTCCATGTTGAACGTCAACTTTGTGTAATATTCTCGAGGGGTCGACACGACCGACGTGTCGTTCTTGCCTTCGAGAATCGTCAGTGCGGCTTGGTTTTCGTACGCGACACCGAGATCATGTTCCAGGTACAGTCGCTCGCTCGTCAGACGATCGATAGTCTGTCCGCCGACAGTCAACGTCGCACTCTTGATGAGTTTGGTCGCGACCGAATCGACATACGAAAACCCATTCGACGGCGGCGGTGTAAACCCGCGGATCCAACCCGCCTGCACGAGCGTGAGCGGTGCAGTCAACGTGCCACCCGTAAAGTTGTAGGCCGGATATCCACTTGCCGTAAAAAAGTCGGGACTCCGAATATCAAAACCCCAAAAGGACGCACTCCCTTCATTCTGAAAAAAGATGTTCGAATAGACGCCCGTGAAAACAAACTTGTTGAGCGTCGAATCGTATGCGACATTCAGGTTTGAATAGCCGACAAAGTTTGTTGCCCATGCCGAAAGGAACTGTGTATTAAAGTAGCCGACGAAATCACCCGGCTGAATCGCGAGCGTGTTCGTCTGGACGTAAATTTGTCCGTCGACCGCATCAGAATACTGAGGGTAGACGTAGCCTGGTCCGAGCGGCGTGTACAACTGTGGAAGTTCAGATCGGACCGTGAGGCGTCGAACCAGATCACCCTTTGGTGGAATACGAGCTGATACAAAACCACCGAATTCAGGTACATTGGTATCAAATGGAACTTCGAATGATTCAGCAATATAAGTATCACGTGTATCGTACTTTCGAGAGAACAATGTGTACTGAGGATTTTGTGTGAATGTTCCTCCAGCATCAAGTTGAACACGCGCACCAGACATGATGCTCTTCTATAAAAGGGAATGTTTTTTGTTTTGTCTACTTTGTAGCAATGCTTTCCTGACGAATTTTTAGCACACCCTTTTCTGTGATGTAGTCAACTATACCATTGACAATGCACCAACGAATGAAATTCAACTGCGCAACCGTCGTCGTCAGACCCATAAATTCAATTCGCTCCGTTCGACAAAATGGATC